GGGGTGGTGATCAGGGCAGTTCTCTTTAACACAACCATCGGGAGCGGTGATGTGCGCAAAGCAGACTATAGTCGAAGTATCAACTGCTGGGGTGCCAGACAATTGGCCATCGACAAGACTGGGAAGTCCGGTAGTCGAAACGTGATCAGTGACTCTCAGGGGGCCCGGGAACTGGGTGAAATCCATTGCTGAATCCATCGCAGCCTCCCAGGTCTTATACTCTGCTAGAGAGATACAATGCTCATCGAGGAAATGTTGCAAAACCTCAAATGATTGCGCTGGAGTAGGGGGGGGGAAGATCGGTATGCACCAATCGGCTTGAATGCGTTCAGACAAGTACTGTTTACCATGCTCGAGGGGCCAATCCGCGTAGGCTTTGGTATGCCAGGTGGATTGCCAGGTTCCTTGGGGAACAATGCGTAAAACGGTACGAGCCCAAACTGTCAGAACAGGGGTCTTCGAGTCCGTAACCCAAATGGACACGGCTTTGCGCCATGCCATTACCTCTCGGGAAACGTTATCTAACTCGTGGGGGCTGATGTGCAGTTTGCCAGCTGCACGCGTTATGTCATGATGACTGTTGAGACTACCAAATGGGTCAATGTAAATGCGGCCTAGAAAATCAATACGATCTTCCACATTCTTCTTTTGCAACTTGATCTTGAAACCAATAATATCAAAGGTCTCAATGGCTATTTTAATGTCGGGGTAATAAGCCAGACCATCATCACCGCCTAACAAACCCATAAGTTCCCAAGCTTCTTTCTTGCTAAGACCGCAACGTCTAAGCGCAATAAAGCAACCACGGGCACTATGGATAGTGTTTCGGAGTGAGGTGTCTGCACCTCCCGACAACATTTGGAAAAGTATGAGGAAGAACCGGCCAAACTTAGTAACATGAAGTAGGTTGGTGTGTTGTTTCAACAGTTGCCGAAGGTGTTCTGTGTAACAAGCGGGAAATAACCTAATCATGTCTTTAAGGAATTCGTTGAAGATCCAACGTCCTTGGGTACCGTCGAATTTGCTAAAGTCAGTCGTACAAATGTACGGCTTACCTTCACAAACGCGAACGACACGTCTGACCAATTCTTCTGGAGCTAATCCAAAAGCATAGAAGAATGTTGATTTTTTAAGGGCATCAACTACCGCTTTTACAAATCGAGAATAATCCATAACCAAAGGTTTAGGAACATCTTTGATGTCTCGGGGGGGCTTGATTTCAGGATAGGCCTCAACTTTCTGGAAGGTGCGGCGAATGACGTCCTCAAAAGGATCGCCTTCAGCGGCAGCACTATACTTCGCTTTCTCATTAGGCTCGCAGGCATCAAGAATATCTTCAGCTGTGTATGGTTCAAGGAGCACACCGTTAGGGCACAGGTGCTCAGCTAAAAGATCACGGAACTCGTCAGAGTATTCTTGCATGTCATCGGGTATTCGGTTTTCGTCGGGTCTAATACCCTCAACTCTACCTTGAACGCAGGCCTCATCGGCACCAGGTCCAAAGGATGGTATCAATCCTATGTCTAAAATGGGTTTGGTGATAAGGGTACCACGCAACACTTCATCTTCCGGCAAATCAGCAAAGATCGGCCGATAGTCTCGGGGTCGTTCTGAAACAGTGCACGCGCCGTCAAGGGGAGCCAAGACGGAGAGTGCTTCTTTGAGCAAATAAACGTTGGTACTCTTGGAGAGTCGCCCTACAGTATGTACAGAAAACGCTGCCGTAGTGCGAGAAGCGGCACAGAGGTCGTGGTAGACATCAGCTTCAAGCGTATACGCGGTTTTACCGTTAATAAGTAAGACAACTTTCCCTAATATGAAAGAGTATTCAACGATCATGTTAGTCTTGGGGCAGACCAACTTGTTGCTTGCAAAGCGTTCCATGGGTGACAACAAATAAAGTGTGTTCACTAAGAAATAAGCAGAGGAGGGGTAATAAGCGACGGGGGTAAGGAGGACCATGGCACGACAAACGTCGGCCATGGGGCGGTGATCCACCATAGCGAGGATGCTAG